CGTGCGGCCCGTCGGACAGGCTCTACAGCCCGCTCGGTGAGATTGGCGCCCTCTTTGCGATTCAGCAGCCTTCCATCACAGGTAACACGGCCCCGATCCTGCTTAACGGCTTGCTGAGGGGTTTTTATAAAGCCATCGGACGCGGTGGAAGTCCTCCCTGACCGCTTGCTTCGGCTACGTCAGGATGGGCGCCCCTATTCCCAGCGGTCTGCTACGCCGCACCTTTGCCACTGACACTTATGGACTGGGAGTTTCCCGGGCGTGTGAAAGTGGTCTTTTTATTCAATTTTGCCCGCCAAGCCTCTGCCTGCCATCCGTGATGGTTGGAAAATTGGCATGCCGTAACTGGCGGGCATTCATTCCGGAGCCGCTATGCCCAACGTCATCATTGAGCGGTTCGCATACTCGCCAGACGGCACCTTCGGTCGGATCAAACTGCCCAACGGCACCCAGTTCGTCACCGTCGAGCGGCCATGGCTGAGTAACAAGCCATACGAGAGCTGCATCCCTGACGGCATTTACACCATGGAGAAGCGCCGTTCACCCGTAGTCGAGCGCACCAGCGGCGGCAATTACCTGGAAGGGTGGGAGATCACCCACGTCCCGGGCCGCACCTACATCATGATTCATCCCGGCAACTGGCCTGACAATTTCGAAGGCTGCATAGGCGTGGGCATGAACTATCAAATTTTGGATGGACGCAACGCGGTCGCTCAAAGCAGATCTGCTTTTGCTCAGGTCATGGGCGCGCTCGATGGTCGCGATACCTGGCTTCTTGAAATTCGACCATTCCTGATGGAGTACCCATGACCCTGCAAGCCAAATCCGAGTTGCTGGCATCCCAAGCCTCCTACGTTACAAACGGCGGCGTTTTCGTGTGGGGCGCAATGACTTTTAACCAACTTTTTACTGCAATAGGCTTGGTGCTGGCCCTTCTAACCTTCGTCGTCAACGTGTATTTTCAGCGCCGCCGTGACGACCGAGACTCCGAGTTTCACAACAAGCGCATGGAAGTCAAAGAGCAGACAGAGCGGTTTGCGGAGGGCATGGCGGACCATGACGATCCCAGCCCGCGATAATCACCCGGATCCGAATCGGTGGTGGTTTCACCGCCGCGTCATGGCCTACATCAGCCTTGCGTGCCTACTCAGCATCCTGATCGCCCTGCTCACCGATAACGTCGCAACAGGCGTCCTGCCGCTGGCTCAAACACTGGCGTGGGTTTTCAGCGCGAATCTTCTTTACTACTACGGCGGCAATGCAGCCGAGGCCATGAAAGGAAAATGATCGCCCAACTGCTAACGAAAATCGCCGGCCCTCGGATCTTGTTGGGCGTGATCTTCGCCGCCCTGGCATCCGTCGGCACCCTCACATGGCTGCTGCTTGACGCAAAGCAGGATCAAGGCGCTGCCGAATCCCGCGCCGAGACTGCCGAAGTCGCGAACACCGTCTGGCAGCAAGCCTGGACAGATCAGCAAGCCAGTATCCAGCGACAAAAAGAACAGTTAAACGCCATTGACCGGCGCTTATCCGAATCCTCCAAGAAATCTACACAACGCCTGAACGAACTCAATGCAGGGCTACGCGATGCTATCAACGACAGCAAAGAAGTGCGCGAGTGGGCTGACAGCCGCCGGCCTGACGCTGTTATTGAGCGCCTGTGCCTCGCCGGCTATATCGACCCCGCCGCCGCTTCAGCAATGTGTGGCGATACCGGATCGGCTGATTAGCGATATTGACGTGCCGTTCCTGACTGGGCCGACTGAGCGCGATGCGCTGGAGTGGGAGAGCCGAATGGTGGAAGCGATACGGCAAGCGAACAAGCGGCTTACTGAGGCCCGCGACTATCAAGAGAGATCCAACCAGTAAACCCTTTTTGGCCACGTCGTGAGACGCCGCCAACCCTCGCTGGCACGTCGTGATGACGCCCGGCACCTATTCAAGGAGGCGCCGCCATTGGGCCGCGTATCTGCATGAGCAAGCCACTAACCGCACAACAAAGCCGATTCGTTGACGAGTACCTTGTCGATCTGAACGGAAGGCAGGCAGCAATCAGGGCCGGATACAGCGCAAAGACTGCTGCAAGCAAAGCCGCCCAGCTATTAACGAAAGTAAACATTCAAGAAGCCATACAGGAGCGGATGAACGACCGCGCCCAGCGCACACAGATCGATGCTGACTTTGTGCTGCACGGTATCGCGAAGAACATTAAGCGCTGCGAGCAAGCCGAGGCCGTGACAGATCGAGAGGGCGCACCGGTTTACGTTGAGACGGAAGACGGCCAGCTGGTCCCCGCTTACAAGTACGACGCGACGAACGTGTTCAAAGGCTACGAACTGCTGGGCAAGCACCTGAAGCTGTTTACGGACAAAGTGGATCACTCCAGTGAGGACGGTTCCATGAGTCCTAAGAACCTGTCTGACGAGCAGCTGGACGCCGAGATCCGCGATCTGCAGAAGCAGGTAGGGAATGGGCAGTGATAACGCAGCAGCGAAGCTGGAGCTACACCGGAGGTTAAAAGAGCAGGCCAGGCGCAAGCGCTACAACCTGATTAAAGACGTGTTCCCGGAAACCGGCGATTACAGGCGCGAACTCTACCCGAAGCACATGGAGTTTTTCCGGGCCAGCTCTCAACATCGAGAAGTCCTGTTTTTGGCGGCAAATCGTGTTGGCAAAACTGTCGCAGGCGGCGTCCATCTGGCTTACCACATGACCGGCGATTACCCAGAATGGTGGGAGGGTCGAAGGTTTGACCACCCTGTTCAGTGCCTTGCTGCAGGCGACACCAGCACAACCACGCGAGACATCATTCAGAACAAGCTGCTTGGCGGTCTTTGGGGTACTCCAGAGTTTGGTTCCGGCCTGCTGCCTGGCGATAAGCTGGGCAAGCCAACACCCGCAAGAGGCGTTGCCAATCTTTACGAAGGAATTACCGTCGAGCACATCAGTGGCGGAACCAGTCGTTTGATGTTACGCAGCTACGAGCAGGGCCGGAAAATCTTCCAAGGCACAGAGCAAGACTTTGTGTGGATGGACGAAGAAGTGCCCAAAGACGTGTACGACGAGGCGCTGATCCGAACCATGACAACGCGGGGACTGGTCATTATGACGTTTACGCCACTGTCCGGCCTGACGCCTTTGGTCGTTGACTTTCTGGAAGCCAAACACGAGCAGGAGCCTGTATGAGATTTCGCAAAAAGCCGTTGAGATTTACGCCGTGCAGTGGACCGGCCTTAACCTGGACGAGTGCATCGAGTTTCTTGGCGAGTCGTTCAACGGCCACTTTCACCTTAACCGCCTGATGATTGGGACGCTTGAAGGCGAGCACACGGCCTCAAAGGGTGACTGGCTAATCCGTGGCGTTAAAGGTGAGCACTATCCCTGCAAGCCCGACATTTTGAAGCGACCTATGAGGCCGTTGAATGAAGAAGCCCGTCACACAGACAAGCGCCCCCGAGGACAGGTGCAACCCGGACGTACGGGACAACCTACTCAAGATGGTCGCTGAAAAGGGTATTCGCCGGGGCGCGATCAAAAAGCGCATTGCCTGGCAGATGGAAGCCAGACACCAACAGGTGCAGATATGACAGATCAAGCGCTTATTGTGCTCATTGTGAGCTGCGTGGTCGTAATGGCTGGGCTCATCATTTGGGAGAGATACTGGAACGTATGACCGAACTCAACACGATCAAAGCCCCGACTACCCGAATCAATGCGCCCGAAGATAGCTGCAATCCAGCGGTGCGCGACAAGATCCTGGCAATGATTGACGAGCGCGGAATCAAGCACGGCCTGCTGTCATTGAACATTGCGCGGCAACTGTATCCGAAATCCAAGACCGGCGATCAGATCATTGTCGGCCCGGCGCAGTTTGTGGTGGGTAATTGAGCCGATACGTCGTTCAGGCAGGTTGGCTGCATGTTCCTCATATAAAACAGCAAGACATCGACGATATGGCCAAGAGTATCAGCCCCCATCAGCTCGACGCACGAATGAACGGCAACCCCAGCCTGGGATCGGGCGCAATCTACCCAGTGCCCGAAGAAGACTTCGTAATTGATCCCTTTCAAATCCCCGCCTGGTTCCCGCGCCTTTATGGCTTTGACGTGGGCTGGAAGAAAACGGCCGCGATCTGGCTGGCACACGACCGCGACACGGACATTATTTACGCCTATTCGGAGCATTACCGGGGGTATGCGGAGGCCGCTATTCACGCAAAAGGCATTCGCTTACGAGGCGATTGGATACCCGGCGCTATCGATACTGCCGCCCGAGGCCGCTCACAGATTGACGGTAAAACGCTGTGGAAGCTGTACGAAGACGATGGCCTGATCCTTCACAAAGCGAACAAGGCCGTGGAAGCGGGGCTAATGGAAGTGCTAGACCGCCTATCCACTGGGCGACTCAAGATACTTAGCACGTTACAGAACACGTTGAGCGAGATCCGCCTGTACCGGCGCGATGAAAAGGGCCGGATTGTGAAAGAGAACGACCACTTAATGGACGCCCTGCGCTACGGGGTCATGAAGATTTCACTCGCTGTCACCCGCCCAGCCCAGCAGTCCATTAACAACTACTTACCGGGCGACTCGACCGCAGGATACTGATTATGCAATACGACCAGGCGACACCGGACGATTCGGAAGGTCAAGACGCGGAACAGGTCCGGCAAGAAGAAAACCTGAACATGCTGGGGTCCAAGCTCGATCGCCTGGCACAAGAGCAGGTGTCCGCACGTCAGATGATCGAGACTCGCTGGCTTGCAGATCTTCGTCAGTACCACGGCGAGTACACGTCCGACGAGACTAAGCGGATGAAGGACAACA